AGGGCCTGAGACGACTCGGCATAGCGCGCAACTGAGAACGAACTGTCAAGGAATCCTTGGTGGTTCAGCCCAGCCCACCGTGGCAAGTAACGGAGGCCAGAAAGACCGAATTGAATTAGCGCCCCGAGCCTCGGCTATGAGGGCGCCGGACCTCCTGCTGTGTGCCTCACTCAACCAGCACCAGGGCTGTACGCAGCAGGTTGTATATACCCGATGACCACGCGCCAACGCTGATCGAAGCGCGTGAACAGGGAAGCCCACCGCCAACCACACGAAGCCTTACGGCCTGCAATCAGCAGCGGGCACGAAGCGCACGAGACGAGCGACAGAGTTTCCTTCTGGCCATTCGCGAGAGTGGCCAGCGGGAAGACAACCGAACGGAGCAACACCATGAAGCAGAAGATCCCAAGCGTTGCCGAGCTGATCCGCGAACACAGCCAGGCGCGCTACCTGATGGCAAACGATGAACGTTTCGGCACAAAGCCGGCCGGCGACTCCTACTGGATGGCCCAGCAAGCTCGCGAGCTGATGGTCAAGCAGTACGCCTAACCCCACCCCCGCAGCTTGGCTATAGGCTGCAGCGGGGATTAACAGAATGGAGAGAGAGATGAACTTTGCAGCGCTTGAAAGGCAGCGAATCGAACTGCAGCAGCAGATTGCTGCAGAGAAAAGCCGGCACGAAGTCGAAATCCGGTCGCTAAGTTCCGCCCTCGCGGAAACAAACAGGCTGATATCGGCCGCCTCTGATGGCCTGAGCATCGAGCTGATCAAGCTTGCAGAATCGGCGATGGAAGTTCGCGGCTCATTCGATAAAGCCGGCGAGGACAGGCAGCACGCTCTGCGCAAAGCAATCGACGACCTAGCTACCGGCGCGCAGGCAATCAAGAAGTCGTACTTCGGTACCAAGCAGTACGCCCACTGGTACGGCCAGTACGTCGAATGCAGCTACGGTTACGGCCCGTCGCACGGCCACGTCATCTTCTCTATCGGCCTTCGCCGCTCGCACGTCGGGCAGCAGCTGAGCGCTGAAGAAATCGACGCCTGCCTGTATTACCTCCGCAACCTGACAGCAATTCAGTCTGCCGCCAAGACAGCCGCCTAACCGCCCCATGGGCACCCATCAGCACATAGGAGGATGAGATGAGCGAATGGATAAGCGTGAGCGAGCGTTTGCCGCTAGAGGATGACGGCGAAGTCTTGGCCCTAATGGAAGACGGCCGCTGCGAAATCGCATGGGCTACCTATTGGCATGGAGCACGTACCGACTTCGCTTGCTGGACGTTCCGCGATCCCGACGAGGACCGGGCAGCGACTCACTGGATGCCGTTGCCACCTTTGCCGCAATGACCCCCTATCACGGCTTACTCCTCCTCACCGCTATCTGGATCGTATGGATCATTGCTGAGTGGTGGGGGAGGAATTGGAAAGGAGATTGATATGACCATTGAAACAGGCGGTCCGGCGTTTCCGGTGCCGCTAAACCCTGGCGAGAGATATGCGGGCCACGCCACACAATACGGCATGACCCTCCGCGACTACCTGGCAGCCAAGGCAATGCAGTCACTTATGCGTGCAAACGGACTTTCTATCTGCCACCCATCGACCGATGGTGACAACCAGGCCGTAGCGAAAGTGGCATACGCGATGGCTGACGCAATGCTCACAGCCCGCACCAGCTAAACCGCCGAGCGCAGCGGCCCTTCGGGATACCTGCGACGAGGATCAGCCGGCCAGTGCCTCGATTGCTGAAAAACACCGGCAGCCGTTGGCGGGACTCCACTACACCCCGTTGAGACGGCCGAATGGCTCACGTAACGAGCCTGCATCGGAGAGCCAGCTGAACGGCAGGCCACCCTCGGCTGCCAGTGAAGCGGAAGCGGAACAAGGAGCGGCAAACTCCCCGCCCTCAGTAGCCAGCTGGCTCCCCGATGCACTGCATCACCCCTTCCCCCGCCCATCCGGGCAACCGAGGTATCCACCATGAAGCACTACGGACCCATAGGGCGCCGCGAACAGCCGTGCCCGGATGAAAGCGTTTCCGTGAGGATTCAACGATGAAATTCGAGATCGACCTAGATGAATACCTCCTCTCCGTTGAGGTAACCCATTGCGCAGTCGTTGAACCTGACTATCGGTGCCGGGACAGCGCGGCCGATTACTACGGCTACAGCGAGCTTGAATTCACCATCACCAGCGGGACCGTCTTCGACGAGGGCGGAAACCAAACGGAACTGGGTCGGAATGGCTGCGCAGCGGTTGCCGATGAACACGCCGAGCGGATTGAAGAGCTGCTGTGGAAGCTGATCGAAGAAGAGCGGAGGGACGCAGCATGAAGACCGAAGACACCATTCGCGAGCACTTCAAGCGCCTGCGGGGCGCCCGGTACGCAGCGACCGCCGACTATCACTGCAACGTGCTGTACGGCTACCTGAAAGCCCTGCGCGACACCGGCCAGATCGAAACGAGCCTTTACCTGCGGATTAATCACGCAGTCACGAAGGCATGGACGCTCAAGACGAAATTCACCGTGAGGGCTGCGGCATGAGCACGAATCGCTACATCGACAAGCTCAAGGCTCGACTGGCAAAGGAGGCCGACCAGCGCATGCAGCTGCAGGCCCTTCTGGGCGATCAGGTCGCTCGGAATCGCGCCCTTCTCGCTGAGCGGGATCGGCTGAAGGAGGCGCTGGCAGCAATGCTTGAAATTCACGGCGTAACCCAGCGCTACGCAGACACCCATATCGAAATACCTCAGTCGTGGGTAGATGTTTCTGACTTTGCCCGCGCCGCCCTGCAAGGAGCCCAGCCATGACCATCCAACTCAAGGAGCTGGCCGGCGCCTTCCTGCTGTATTGCGGAGTGGCGCCTTTCTGCGGCTGGCTCGTTCGCGTTGCGCTGATAGGGGGTGTGTGATGGCTAGCTACCAAAGCACAAAACAGCGAGCCGTCTTCTGGCTATGCGCTGGCGTGGCAACAGCGTTCTTCGTCGTAGTGCACGGCCTTGCAGATCGAATCACCAACGGGGCGCCGCTATGAGAACCCTCCCCCTCCCCTACGACACCGGCCCGCACGACGACACCCCATCAGGCCACAGCTTCGCAGCTGCTTGGTTGGCCCTTACCGGGTTCGGCGTCCTTTCCGCAACGCTCGCTTTCGGCCTCATTGGTGAGGCGGCGATCTTTCACTTCTTCGGATAACCGACCATGCAACCAACCACAGCACAGGTTCCGCCTGCTGTTGCGGCTCAACTCGACTGGATGACGCTCGGATCGTTTGACCCCGAGCGATTCCACGGCGAGCAGCGCAGGCAGTACGAAGACGAGGCCGCACGCATAGAGCGGCAATGGGACAACCAAGAGAGGTAGCCACTATGGCAACTGTAACGCTCATCCTGGGCAAGTCAGGCAGCGGCAAGAGCACCGCCATGCGTAACCTGTCGCCGGCCTCGACCGCCCTCATCCAGATCATCAAAAAGCCGCTCCCATTCAAGGGCGCCAAGGACTGGAAGGCATACGTCACCGACAACCACGCCAACATCATCGGCGCCTGCCGCAAGACAGAGCGCAAGGTGATCGTCATCGATGACTTCCAATACATGCTCGCCAACGAGTTCATGCGGCGCAGCGAGGAGAAAGGATTCGACAAGTTCTCCGACATTGGCCGGCACACCTGGGACGTGTTCGATGCGCTGCTGAAGCTCCCGGACGACGTGCGCGTTTACATCCTCAGCCACACCGAGGAGACGGACGCCGGCCAGGTCAAGATGAAGACGATCGGCAAGATGCTGGACGACAAGATCACGCTCGAGGGGATGGTGACCATTGTTCTCCGGGCCGTCGTGCAGGACCGCAGCCACTACTTCAGCACCCGCAACAACGGATCGGACACGACGAAGGCGCCGATGGGCATGTTCGACGAAGACCTGCTCGACAACGACCTGGCCGTGGTTGACGCGGCTATCTGTGACTACTACGGCATCACGCCCCTGGCAGCCGTCGCCTAAAACCCCCAAGGAGAACCACGAATGTTCGCACTCGACCAGAACGCCGCCCGCGCGGCTGACAACAAATCGGCCTTCATTGACGAGGCCGGCAAATACATCGGCACCTTCACCCGCGCCGAGTACATGGAGAAAGCCGAAACCGGCTCCACTGGCATCGGCTTCACTTTCAAATCCCGCGAAGGCGCCGAAGGCCAGTTCTACGTGAACCTGAGCTATCAGCACGGCACCCGCAACGACGGCGGTTACCAGCTGCTTAATGCGCTGATGGCCTGCATGTCGCTGCGCAATGTCGGCAACCCTCAACCAATCGAAATCGAAAAGTGGGACAACGAGGCCAAGCAGCGCGTCAAGGCGACCGTCCAGGGCTTCCCTGAGCTGATGAACAAGGAGGTCGGCCTGCTCATCCAGATGGAGATAGAGAAGAAGAGCGAGAAAG